TGTTCAAGGGCGCTCCTGTGACCTTTGATAGTGACACCAACTTGGATGGAAAGATGTTCTTCTTGAACACCAAGTACCTCCAACTGGTTGCACACTCCGACGTTTGGTTCAAGCCAACGCCGTTTGTGCGGCCTACCAATCAGGATGCGGTATTCTCGCAGTTGCTCTGCTACGGCGAGTTGACTGTAAGTAACCGCGCCCGTCAGGGAATGATCTACGCTCTTAGCGACTGATCCCTGACAGACGGTCGTTGTCACGGGAGGCATCATGGCACGGGGTTTCGCATACGCATACAAAAAGGGTCAGCGCCCCGCAGATGAACCTGCGGGAAACTATAAGACGCTCAAACCCGAGGGCCACGTCGTTGGGCGTGACCGTCGTATCCACCGCGTAAACCCCACCCCCACCCATGCTGCCCCCGTGGCAACACCATCTGCGTGTGTTGCCACCACGAAGGCCGGAAACCCGTGCAAGGGTCGCCCCGCAGGGGGGACGGATCGCTGCGGGTTCCACTCGGCGGAAGGGTAGCCCGTGCAACTGAGCGACATGCGCGACTACGTTCGGAACGTGGTCGACATAGACTCCACGGACATTACAGACGCCACGCTAAATACGTTTGTCCGCGAGGGGTACGACATTATCGTCTACTCCGAGAAGCGGTGGCCGTTCTACGAGGCCGCGTTGACGTTTGATACTGTGGCGTCGCAGAAGGATTACACGCTGTCCGAGGTGGGGACGAACCTGAGTTTCACCCACGACGGTGTGACCTTTTCCGGGGCATCAGCCCCGAAGAATGTGGGTCTGCGAGAGGTGGCGTCGCTAAAGACCGACAACCATGTGCTGGAGTACATCGGCTACGATACGGGGGATATCATCTACCCGCTGGATTCCAACTCTACGGGCAAGCCGTGGTACTGGTCATCGTGGAACAGTGGCGTGTCAGCGTCAGCGGCGGTGACCAACCAGACGGTTCGCCTGTATCCAACCCCTTCCGGGGTTCAGACGATTACGGTGCGCGGCTACCGCAACCCCGTGGAATACGGAGGCACGTCTGCCGTGTACCGGACTGCGGTCGCTAATGCAGACACTCCAGACTTGCCTGTTCCGTTCGACAACGTACTCTCCCTGTACGCGATCTACCGGTCGTACCAGCAGCAGGAGGACGCAGCGATGGGCCAGCAGTATTACGCCCAGTTTATTCAGGAGTTGGACAACCTGCGGGCACGATTTGAGGATTCGCCCGCCCCCCAACCGTTGCTGCTGAATAGTATCAGGGCGTCCCGGTGGCTCTCGCAGTCTTATCTACCGAACCGTCTCCGTTACTCTTGGGAACTGTAGCCGATGACTGTCACACTACACACCACAGCGGCACCATCCACCGAGGCGTACCGTTATGAAGAGAAGGCCGACTTCACGGGTGGTCTGAATGTCCGTGCGGATCAGTTCAATCTGGCAGAGAACGAGTCTCCGGGGTTGCTGAACGTGGATGTAGATCCCCGTGGCGGCGTGTCACGGCGCGACTCTATCGACATTCTGAACGGTACGGCAATGGCGGACCACATCCGCAGCGTGTTCGACCACCACGACCTGTCGGTCAATCAGATTCTGCTCGGGGTTGAGAGTGGTAGCGATTCCACACTGTGGTATGGAACGGGAAGTAACTTTACCCAGATACAGTCATCGGCGGGGAACATCACGATGACTGGTTCCCAGCCCCCACGCTCTGTTACGTTCAACAACTACACTTACATCGTGAACGGGGCGTTGTTTGACACGTCCTATTCGGCGGTTCGCTGGGCCGGGTCGAATAATGCCACCCGGTTGGTTCCCGACATTGACGCTTCGGATGGTCACTTTCCCTGCGCCCGGTATGCTACGACGTGGGCGGAGTTCGTGTGGGTTGCATACACGGTGGAGTCGGGTACACCGTACCCGAACCGTGTCCGGTTCTCGAAGGTGAACGACGGCGAGAACTGGACAAATACCGACTATATTGACATTGACATTGGAGAACAGGGCGACTACATAACGGCGATCCTGCCCGACGCTGACCGGCTGTTGGTGTTCAAGCAGAACGCCGTATACGCCATATACGGGTTCAGCCGGGATTCGTTTGAGGTCCGCAACATCACGCGCACGGTGGGATGCTTGGAGGGGGTAGACCCAGTAGCCACAACGGTGGGGGTCTTTTTCTGGTATGGGCAGAACGGCGTGTATCTGTTGACGTATGACCGGTTGGCGTGGGCGTTTGAGCGGTTGAAGCCGAAGATTGACGACGGTTCTCTCACTACAACAAATGCCCCCTCCCTGATGTGGTTCGACGAACGCCTGTGGGTGTCCGTCGACTACCAGTCGGGGGAGAGCGCGGCAGGAGCCAACCAGACGGATCGCCGTAACGTGTTCGTATGGGACCCCTCCTTGGGAGAAACCGGAGCGTGGACCCGATACGACATAAACGCCCGTGCGCTGCACGCCTACCGGCCCCCGACCAGTACGACCAGCAGCCCGCACCTCGGTTTGGGCGCGACTTCCGAATGGGACGGCACGGCAGCGTTCACCCGTGTTGCCAAGTTCGATCAAGATGAGGACGTGGACGATTACAACGGGACAGCCGCTGTGGAAATCTATTCACACTATCAGACGGGTTGGTTCAACGGCAACCGGCCCACCTTCCCCAAACGGTGGGGCAAGACGCGTACCGTCATGTTGGCCGACAACTCCATGACAGTCCAAATGAGCGTCTACAAGGACTACGATTTGGCCTCGGAAGCCCTAACACAAACCAAATCTATCACTGGTGAGGCTTCGGACGCCAAGTGGGGCACCGCCAAGTGGGACACCGATACTTGGGCTGCCGGGGGCGGAGCAAACGTATACAAGTTCTTTCGGTGGCCCACGGCTGGGACAGCGAAGGCTATTAGTTTGAGGTTTAGTGTCACGCCATCGGCGGGCGCCCGTGGAAAGTGGGGCCTGACGAGTGTGGTTGGCATGTACAGAACAAGGAGGATTAGATAAATGGCCGATCTAGCGGTTACCAACTCGTTCTCTGCTGGCACCACGATTCAGGCGTCACAGATGAACACCAACTTTACCGACATCACGGGGTGGGCTAACGGAACGCCCAATCTGGGTGTCTCGGGAAGCGCCACCACGGTTGACGGCACGTTGACCGTGGACGAGGCCGCCACTCTGACCGGCGGTGTGACCATCGGTACGGCAACACCCATTGTTCTAGAGGGTGCCTCGGCGGACGCTTACGAGACGACCATTGCTGTTACAGATCCGACGGCTGATCGCACGGTCACGTTGCCTGATTCCAGTGGAACGGTGGCCTATACCTCCAACACGGTACCATCAGCCGGGGGCTCGTTCACCGGAGCGGTGGAGTTTGGATCCGATGGTTCCGGTGTGGACGTTACGTTCCACAGCGACACTGGTTCTGACCTCATGTTCTGGGACTCAAGTGCGGAATCCCTGACGATCACCGGTACTGACGGACAGGACGCCTTGGTGGTGGCAGACGGTGACGTTTCGATCACCGACAAACTGACCGTCACCGGTCAGATTGTCACGCACCTGCTTGTTTCAACTGAGTCTGGTACAACACATGCCCCCGCTCTTGGCGACGAGAACGCTTACATCCTGACGACACACGGCACGGGGATCACAGTCACGTTGCCGCAGAACTCTGCTCAGGCATTCGCCATCGGTACGACTATCTACTATGAGCGCAACGGGGCCGGAACGCTTACATTCGCGGCTGGTACTGGCGCGACCGTAACGTCGAAAGACAGCACCTTGACTTGTGGCGATAGGTACACGGCTGTATGCGCCTTGAAGATCGGCACTAATGCGTGGAGTCTGATCGGGAATATCGGCTAGACGGATGAGCATGTTCTTGTCTGTCGTTGCCGGTCAGGGTGGCATCAAAGTCCCCGGCGCACCGGGCACGCTGTCGCTGTCTGCTGGCTCCGACCCGTTCGACGAGATCAACCTGTCGTGGTCGGCGCCGTCCGATACGGGCGGGGGAACGATCTCCGGTTACCGAATCAAGATGGACGGTTCGGTCATCGTGGCCGACACCTCGTCTACCGGTACGACCTACACCAAGACCGGTCTGGCTGTTGGCACCTCGTACAACTTCAACGTGGCAGCGATCAACGAGAAGGGCACGGGCGCTGACGGCAACACACCGTCGCTGTCCACCAAGGCCAATATGAGTATTTCCACGACCGGCTCCCCGACCGAAACGGTCTACGCCGGTTACAAGTCCTTCAAGTTCACCGGCTCTGGTGGGTTTGAGATCACCGCTAACCCCGGCAGCGACACCTTTGATGTCATAGTGGTCGGCGGTGGTGGTGGCACTCAGGGTTCACCGGCTGGGGCACCGTATT